GCTGCCATCAAACAGCAGGAGGAGGATATGCTGAAGGCCAAACGAGAGGCCTATGGCAAAAACGCAACCCTCTCGAAGGAAGAAACGACCTACTTCAAAAACCTCGTCGATCTGGCCGAAAAGTCTTATAAGAAGTCCGCGGCTGAGATTGATGAAGCCGTCAACGGCGCATTCAAGGAAGGGCGCTTGCGCTTCGCCGATGAGCTGGCGGTGCAGCTGGATGACATCGAAAACTACTACAAAGAGCGGCTGCGGATGGCGGAAAACAATGAGAAACTGATCGCCGAACTCACCGTCGCCAAAGAGAAAGAGATCACGCTGGCCAAAAACAGCTATACCGCGGAGATGCTCAATTATGACATTGAGATCACCCGTAAGCAAATGGCCAATGCGGAATCTTTCTATCGCTGGGAAGCGGATCGTCGCAAAAAGCAACTCGAGGAAGAACGCCGGGTGCAAAAGGAACGTATCCGGCTGATGGAAGAGCGGTACAAGCTCGCCCCGACGGATAAGCTGGCTAAGGAAATAGCCCTTGCCCGCGAGGAACTCGAAGCCCTGAATAAGGAACTCGGACGTATCCCGACGCAAAAGCTGTCCGAGGTGCTCGGCGCCTTCGGGCAGATGGCCGCGGCGCTGGGCGGACTGAGCGGCAGCGTGGGCCAGGCCTTCGCGGCAATCGGTTCGAGCCTCGCCGCCGCCGGTGAGATGCTTTCCCGCGACATGGATACGACACGGGGCAAGGTGGGCGCCATCAGCACGGCCATTTCGGGCACAGCCACGCTGATCAATATGATCACCGCGGCGGCCGAAAAACGCCGCGCCGTGGAAAAAGAGTTCTACAAAAACTCGATCGCCTTTGCCCATGAATATGCCCTGTCGCTGAATGAGCAATTGCGCCTGCAAAGCAAGTCGGGCGCCTTTGTGCGCAACTACGCCGGCGAGATCAAAGACAGCTTCAAAGCGCTGAATAAGGCAATGGATGGTTACTCCGATGCCATCGGCAAGCTGCATGAGGGGCAGGCCAACGTCGACCTGCGCAACGTAGTCGACGGCAACAATGTGGCCAAAGGGGCGGCCACAGGAGCACTGGCCGGCGCGGCCGTGGGCTCGATGATCGTCCCTGGCATCGGTACGGCCATCGGCGCCGTGGTGGGGACGATCGGCGGACTGCTTGCGGGCATATTCAGCAAGAAGAAAGACAAGGTCACGGATGACCTGATGAAGGTTTTCCCGGGGCTTGTGGACGAGGCCGGCAACCTGAATAAAGAGCTGGCGAAAACACTGATCAACACCGATCAGGTAGACGATAAGACGAAGCAGCTGCTTCAAAACGCCCTCGATTGGCAGGATGCCGTCAAAAAGGCGGAGGATAGCCTCGGCGAGATTGCCACGAGCCTTGCCGGCGACATTGGTAACAACCTGCGCAACGCCATCGTGGGGGCATGGAAAGCGGGTGAGGATGCCAGTAAGGCCATGTTTGCCACGGCGTCCGACTCGCTCGAAAACTTTATCACGCAGTTGCTGTATTCGGCCATCTTTTCGGACGTGTTCGAGGATTTCAAGAAGAACCTCGTCGAATCGCTAAAGCCCGGCGGCGATCAGGATATACTCGACGACTTCGATAAGCTGATGGAAGAGATGACCAAGCGCGACGACCGATACATCGAGCTACTGGATAAGGTCAAAAAGCGCGCGAAGGAGCGCGGCTACACCAAGTTCGGTGAGAAAGATGATAAGGCGAAGGACGGCCGCACGGGCACAACGAAGGGCATCCAAAACATTACGCAGGACACGGCTACGGCCATCGAAGGACGTCTGACGGCGCTGCTGATCTATCAAGACGCCATCAAACTGTCCGTAGGGGGGATCAATCAGACCCTCGTGGTAGGTGTAGCCATACTGACAGAGATACGTGACAATACGGCCTACTGTCGACGCCTCGAGCAGATCGAAAGCGGCATCGGCAGTATGAAACGCGAACTGGAGACAATCAATTCCCGCGGGGTAACCCTGCGAACAGCATAACGGATAAGACGGAAATGAAAACGAATATCTACATCGATGGAACGGACGCCCGGGCGGCCTTTGGCGTGTGGGTGGTACGGGGCGGATACAACGACCTGCTAACCTACCCGGCTATGAAAGAGCCGGCCGCCAACGATTGGCCGGAACACGACGGGCTCGAGGTGGATTTGAAGGCGCCCAAACTGCAACCCCTTACGGTGGGCATCGACTGCGTGGCCTCCAGCCCCAAGGCCGACGTCCGCGGGTTTGTGGAGGCGCTGGCTCAGCCGGGCTATCGGTCTATCCTTTTCCCCTCCCTCGGGCGAACATTCCGCCTGCGCCTGACCAACTTCGACGAGTTGCGCGATTACGGGCCGCTGCAATCATTCCGCCCGCTGTTCGAGCTCGACGAACCTGAGCGCACTGACGCGGCTGTCTGGCAATCGCCGGGCACGCACGTCATCCGTTCGGCCTACACCCTCGACGGCATCAATCTGGCCGATTTCGGTGTGTTCGTCCAAAAGGGGCGCGACAGCCTACTGCGCCCGGCTGAGGTAAAACAGAATCTCACCCGGGAGATCGCCACCCACGACGGCCGCATCTACGACACTGGCATCGTGCGTTTCAATGCCAAAGAAATAGCGTTGAAATGCTGCTTAAAAGCCGTTTCAACGGCGGCCATGTGGAGCTGTCGAGACGCCCTGTTCGGCCGACTCACGGCGCCGGGCGAGCACACATTGAACTACCGGGGAAAGGATTACCCCGTGTTTTATCGCGAATGTACGGGCACGCGGCTCATCGCCCTCCGGCCCGGCTTCATCCTGTATGAGTTTGAACTGAATTTGACGGTGATCCGATGAAAATCTACGATAAAAAGGATGTGCTGATCCTCGATGTCGAGCCGGACGATAGCAGCTATGCCGAGGATCGGATCCATCAGACTAAGCTGCTGACGCTCTACTATTCCCTGCCTGAATACGTGGAGATCCCGGAAGGGGCCTACACCGATTTCCGGGGTACGCGCTACCGGCTGGAAAGCGCGCAAAAATTCATCTGCCACGGCGACCGCAACTTCGAATACACCGTGACGATGGAAGGCCCAGAGGCTGCCCTGCGTAAGTACAAAGTGCGCGACACGACGATTCAAAACCTGCTAAAGTTTGCCTATACGGCCAAACCGCGGGCACACTTGGAGCTGATCGTGAAGGCACTTAATCGCAGGGATAGCGGCTGGACGGTGGGCGGCTGCATTGAGGCGACGGAAAAGACGCTTTCATACAGCCACACCTCCTGCGCCGATGCCCTGCAAATGCTGGCCGATGAGTTCAAAACGGAATGGGAGATCCGGGGCAAAGCCATCTACCTGCGCCGCGTGGAATACAACAAGGCCAACCCGCTGCGCCTGCGTTACGGACGAGATTGCGGGCTGAAGCCGGGCGTATCGCGAGACAATTTCGGGTCAAAGAAGCCTTGCGAGATCCTGCTTGTACAGGGCGGGCGGAAGAATATCGACGCCTCGACCTATGGCAGTGTGGAACTGTTGCTTCCAAAGTCGCAAACGATCGCTTTCGATGGGACGAAGTTCGCCGATGAAGCGGGCTTCAACGCCGCCGCGGCGCGCAGCTACAAAACGGATGCGACAGGTACGGAGATCACCCGTGCCGACCGGCCGCTCCTGACCTTTGTCGAGGATAGCATCGACCTGTCGCAGATCTACCCCAAACGCGTGGGCACGGTCTCGTCCGTCGAGATGATTGCCGGTAAAGATGGCCATGTGAATTACGACATCATCGACAGTTCCATCCCCGAGGCCCTCGACTACAATAAGGCGCTGATCAAAGGCCAGACGATGAAAGTCATTTTCCAAAGTGGCAACCTCACCGGCCGGGAGTTCGATCTGAAATATAAGCACGACGGGCGCCGCTTCGAGCTCGTGCAAACCACGTACGACGGCATCGCCATGCCCGGCGGCACGGTCTACATCCCCAAGGTGGGTGACACCTACGCCGTATTCGGTTGCTCGCTGCCCGACGCTTATGTGTGCGACAATGCCACACGGACGGGCGCTTCATGGGAGATGTTCCGGGAGGCTGTGCGGGTGAAATATGAAAACGAAGTAGAGCGATACACCTTTTCCGCTGAGTTAGATGAGCTGTATGCCGACCGTCACTGGATAGAGATCGGCAGCCGCATCGTCAAAGGTGGATTCGTGTTGCTCGAGTCAGATAAGTACGCCCCCACGGACGGCCTGCTGATCCGCATCACTGGGGTACGCACGCCGGTGAACACCCCGCGCCGCCCCCAGTTCGAGCTCTCGAATGTGGCATCGCCGGGCAGCGTGTCGGGGCAGCTGGGTAAGATCGATCGCAACGAGGTAACAACGGAAGAGGGCTTCCGGCAGCTGCGCCACGAGACGGCGCGCACCTATGAGCATGCCAAAGAGGCGCAGGATATGCTGGAAAAGGCGTTGGACAATTTTTCGGCCGGCATCAATCCCATCTGGGTGCGCACGATGTCCGTATTGGTGGGCAACGAGTATCAGCAATTCATGTTCGTCGACAACCGGACGGAGACGCAGCGCGAAATCATCCCGCTGTTCGAGATGAATAATGAGACGAAGGTGTTCACGGCTCCGGCTGCCATCCTGAAGCATATGACGATGGGCATCAATAAGACCTCATCAGCACACAAAGCGACGGATTATAAGTATTGGGATGTGGCCGGTTACACTTCGCCCTATCTCAGTGGCGAAAAGTCGGCCTTTTACCTCGTGGCCAAATGCGCCAAAGGCGGAGCGTCGGGTGAGTTCCTGTTGCAAGAGACGTACAAGTATGACCCGGGCGATGGCTTTTATTACTTCCTCGTGGGGCTGCTTTCGTCTGAATCGGGCGGGGAACGCAGCTTTGCCACGGCCTATGGATACACGGAAATCCTGCCCGGGCAAATGCGCATCCGCAACATCATCAGCCCCGATGGCCGGACGTATTTCAACGTGGCCGAGGGGGTGATCGGCGGGAATATCCGCATCGAATCGGGCTCCGTGGGATACAGCAACCTGACGGACAAACCGGATCTCTCGATCTATGAGACCCGTTCGGAGTTCAAGGTCTTTGCCGATCAGATCCGCGGTGAGGTGGGGCGTATCAATGTCACAGCTGGGGGAACAAAGGATCAGCTCGCGGCACTGCAAACGTGGTCGCAAAATCAGGTGAACAGCCTGCTGAATCGGCAAGCAACGTCCGAGGATAAGATCTACCGACTGCAAACGGCGGGCTTTATAACCACCGCACAAGGTAATGCGCTCTACGCCTCCGCGCAGCTGGCCAACGGGGACACGATCGCCTCGTACATCACCCAAAGCCCCTCGGCGATCAATCTCATATCGCAAAACATCTCCCTCACTGGTCGCGCTGAGTTCAAGAGCCTGCAATCGCAACTCAATACGCAGCGGGAAAAGATCGATAACAAGCCAGACAGCAGCAGTCTGGGCAGCCTCGCCTGGAGAAACAAAATCGGGAAGGCAATGATGGATGAAACGATCATTGATGGGGGGTATATCAAAACGAGTCTGATCGACACGAACAATTTGATCGTAAAGAAGGCTGCACAAATTGGTGATTTTATAGTGAGGGGTGGTTCTCTCACGGTGGAACACTATGGGGATTATGAACGATCAAAAGGAATAAGTATTAGTCCGAACGGCGGTGTCGATGTCAGAGATGGGAATTACGGATATACGAGAATCAGAGGCGGTGAGATCAGCGTAAAGCGGACGAATGGCGGGGGAACGGTATCCATGGGCGGCGACGGCTTTAGCTATGAGAAAGGGGGCGCAGGGTTTTATGTCAAGATCTCCCCATTCCTCGGAGAGTGGCAGCCTCGCCTCCGTCTCAATATGGGGCCACTACCCCATGTGAACACGGTAAAGAAGGAAGGTGGGAACACCTTCAGGCAGCTAATGATTGAAGAAAACAAGTGGATCGTTTGCTGGGAATGACACAAACGAACAATCAAACAATAGACAATATGAAAAGAATCGATTTCAGCAGAATCAAATTGGAAGTAGAGCCCGGGCGCTTCGAGGTGCTCGACCAGCGGCGGGCGTTCGGCAATGCCATCTACGCGGAGTCGTTTACCCTCGATGTCGATGCGCTGGCACGTAAGGTGTACTTTGCCCCCGCGGGCAAGGAAGAAACGTTTTCAGACGATGAATTTGCACTGCTTATTCAGCGCCTCACCGGGAAATTCATTTACTCGATTATTCGAGATGTCAAAAACGCGGCGATCGACGTAAAAGAGGGATGACGGCTATGGAACTGCAACGAATTATCAGACAGGGCGTGACAAAGATCGACGAGGCGGGCACGCTGTCGATCCGGTACAACATCACGGAAGAAGGCGGACGAACGATGGAATTGAACGCCTCGATCGAACGTGAGGATCGGAACCTCGGCAGTGTTTCGGCCTTTCCGGATGGGCGGATCAGCATCACGGAAGAAGGCGGACGAACGATAGAATTGAATGACTCGATCGAACGTGAGGTTCGGAACCTCGGCAGTGTTTCGGCCTTTCCGGACGGGCGGATCAGCTTTTACATCGATAAAGGGAGCAACCTGTCCGACGCGGAAAAGAAGGCTGTGTTTGCTGCCATTGTGGACGAAGCGGCCAGCGCGTTCCGGTCTATGGGTGGCGGTACGTCTGAAAAGAAGGCGTAAGGCATGAAAGTGATCTACAACGGCCTCGTGCCTTTCCGTGGCTTTACGGCCATCAATCTGCTGGGCGTCGTATTCGCTCGGCGGGAGTATCGGCCGCTATCCGAAGCCATCCTGCGGCATGAGGCCATCCACACGGCGCAGATGCGCGAAACGGGTTACCTCGGATTCTACCTCATCTATATGCTGGAATGGCTATGGGGAATGCTGCGTCTCCGCGACGCTCACACTGCTTACCGGGCTATCCGATTCGAGCGTGAGGCATACCGCTATATGGCCGATCCGAACTACCTCAATCAGCGCCGCCCCTATGCGTGGAGGCGGCCGGAAGTATAGACAACGAACCATTAACGATTATACGAAGTATGGACAGACAGTATTTGCAAAAGCAATCGGATGCAAAGTTTCGCATCGACATTACGGACCGAATGGGTAACCCCGTCGATCCAACGAAGTGCGATCTGCAATTTGAGTTTTACACGTCGCGGTCGCGGCGTATCGTCGTCGGGCGAAAGCTCGGCGAAGCGTTCCCCCCGGGATTGAAGGTGGATAATGGGCAGGTGGTCGTAGGCCTCGACAACCCCCGATTCACCGAGGGCCCCCTCTTTGCACGTTTCCGGACGCGCATCTATGATGCCACCTTCCCGGATGGATTCTATGACATCGCCTCGGGCGAAGTGAACACAGGTATTGAAGTAGTAGACAATTAAACAACGTAAGACATGGAAGGAAAAGAGTTTAACGTAACAGTAGCGCTCGACCAGCGGCTCGGGCAGGATGGCAAATCGGCCTATGAGCTTTGGAAAGAGCAGGGCAACGAAGGCAGCGTGGCCGACTTTCTGGCTAAGCTGAAAGGCGAACAGGGAAAGGCTGGAAAAAGTGCCTACGAGCTTTGGGTAGAACAGGGCAACACGGGCAGCGTGGCTGACTATCTGGCTAAGCTGAAAGGCGAACAGGGCGACGCCGGTAAATCGACGTACGACCTTTGGAAAGAGGCAGGCAACGAGGGCAGCATGTCCGACTTCCTGGCGAAGCAGAAAGGCGAACAGGGCGACGCCGGTAAATCGACGTACGACCTTTGGAAAGAAGCAGGCAATGAGGGCAGCATGTCCGACTTCCTGGCTAAGCAGAAAGGCGAACAGGGTGACGCCGGTAAATCGACGTACGACCTTTGGAAAGAAGCAGGCAACGAGGGCAGCATGTCCGACTTCCTGGCTAAGCAGAAAGGTGAACAGGGTGACGCCGGTAAATCGACGTACGACCTTTGGAAAGAGGCAGGCAACGAGGGCAGCATGTCTGACTTCCTTGCTGCCCAGAAGGGTGAAAAGGGTGACACCGGCAAGGTGACCACACGAACGATCACACTCGAGTCCACGGGTTGGGATCCCGCCGGTACGGGTCGTATCTCAGTGGCTGTAGACGGCGTGACAGCTGAGAGCACGATCCTCGTGAGTCCTGCGCCAGATTCGGTTGTGACGTATGGGAAATGCGGCGTATATGCTGCCGCGCAAGAAGAAGGCCACCTGACGTTTGCGTGCGCCATGCAGCCACAAGAATCGCTCACCGTTAACATCGTCATCTTATGATACTGAACACATCCATTACAGGGGTGCCTGCCTTTACGGGCATCGTGCACAAGTACAAGGTGACGAATAAGAGCCTGGCCGGCCCGGCAGAGGTCGCCGCTGGGATGCCGGGGCGTGACATTGTTCCAACTGTGAATGGGGTATCTATGCCACTTTCGGCTACGATTACTCCGGGCGGTGAGGGCGTCATCTGTTCTCCCGTCGCTAAGTTTGAGCTGAATACTCCGATCGGAGGGGGTGAGCTGAATGCTCCTAACAATCGGATTCATTTGGGTGAGGCGGTTACGCTTTCTCGCACCTCCGAGGGGTATTTGCTGATTGAACGGGAGGTCGTGGCTGAGATATAGCCGCTTCCCTTGGGGCGCCCTGCCTTAACCACATACAGGATGGGGCGCCCTGTTTTTCCGACACAAACAACGACTAACAACAATGGAAGTACTCTTTGAAGGCACCGGTGCCATGTTTTCCGTGGCCACCGCGTGTTTCATATTCGTTTTAATCGCCATCATCGTAGACCTCATCAGCGGCATACGGAAGGCCAAAGAGAGCAAGCAAGAGATCCGCTCGAAACCACTCAGCCGGACGGTCACGAAGTTCGTCATCTATGAGGGCGCCGTGGTCATTGCGACCATGATCGACTACATGCTGCATTTCTCGCATCTGTTTGTATTGATGAAGCTGCACCCCATCGTAGGGTTGCCCGTCATTACCTGTCTGATGAGTGTCTTTCTCTGCATCATCGAGATTCTCAGCGTACGCGAAAAGGCCGACGAAAAGACCCGCCGCCGCTCTGAGGCTATCGTGCAAGCCGTGATTGAAGCCCTTGGGACGGATAACCTCGCCGAGATTCTACGGAAGAAGGCAGATGACACCTTGCATGGCCACCAACCGCCCCCTCAACAACCCAACAAATAAACGATTCAACAACCAACAAATGGCAGATATACACAGATTAGGCGTCTTCATCCGGCGCTTTGAGGGCGGTTTCGCTAACGATCAGGACGATCCGGGCGGCCCCACGATGCGCGGCGTGACGATCGCCACGTATGAACACTATTGCCGCCTCCGGGGCTATCCGCGCCCCACGGTGGAGCGCCTGCGCAGCATCTCGGACGAGGAGTGGTGGAACATCCTGCGCACGCTCTACTGGGATCGCTGGCAGGCGGATCACATCGTAAACCAATCGATCGCCGAGCTGCTCGTAGACTGGGTCTGGGCCTCGGGCTGGCCCGGTGTGCGCATCCCGCAGCGCCTCCTGGGCGTACGCGTGGACGGCCGTGTGGGCCCCGAGACGCTCCGCGCCGTGAACACCTACACGCCGCAGCGCGAACTCTTCGACCGCATCATGCGCGCCCGGGAAGAATTCATTGACGAGGTCTGCCGACGCCGCCCCCGGAGCATGAAGTATCGCCGCGGGTGGCTACGCCGGCTGCATAGCATCACCTTTGAAGAGCAAGCCCGATGAGCGCCGAAGAGTTCGACAGTATAGCCTTCACGCGCCGCCATGTGGTGCGCCTTACGGACGGCTGCGAGTACTCCATCGAAGCCGTGGACTTCGAGCGGCGCGAGGTGAAGTATTACAGCGAGAGCGACTTCCCCCACTGGGTGAAGCTGAAGCGCATCGCGGCGGTGCTGTAAAAGGAATACGATACGACATGAAAAAGAGGCAAGACGATTACGAGGCCTTCGTGGCCAAATTCGAGCGCAAACGCACCTCCGACGATTGCTACACGCCCCCCGAGGTGTACGACATCGTGCACGGCTGGCTCGGCGAACAGGTCGACCTCCGCGGTGCCCAGATTGTGCGCCCCTTTTGGCCGGATGCGGACTACAAACAAGTGGAATACCCCGCCGGGTGCGTCGTGGTGGATAATCCGCCTTTCTCGATTTTCGCCGAGATCGTGCGCTGGTATTTGGAGCGCGGCGTACGCTTCTTCCTGTTTGCTCCGCATAAGACGATTTTTGGTCTCGATGCGCCCTACACGCGCCTCGTTTGTGGTGCGAATGTGATCTATGAAAATGGGGCAAACGTGGCCACCTCTTTTGCCAGCAACCTGTTCGGGGACACGCTGGCCATGTCCGTACCCGATCTTTATGAGCGCCTCACGACGGCTGTGCGTAGCAAAGATCCTTTGCCGCGCTATAGCTACCCCTCGCATGTGCTGACATTCTCCGATCTAGCCCGCTGCGCCAGCCATGGTGTAGCGCTCTCGATCCCTCGCAGTGAGGCCACGTTTGTCCACCGTTTGGACAGCCAACAGGCAGTGAAGAAGCACATCTATGGCGGTGGCTTTTTGCTGTCTGACCAACAGGCCGCCCGCATGGAAGCCGCTCTCCTCGAGGCCGACCGTCTTAAAGCTGAAAAGGCTGCCAGCGTGACGTGGGCGATCTCCGACCGAGAGCGCGAAATCATCGCCCAGCTGAGCGCCGGGCAGGCTTAGTTTTTCACTTTTCGTTTTCACTTCTTCCCCCATGTTTCTGACCGTCGACGAACTTTATACCCACCTGCATGACGAGACGGTGGCCGTCATTAGCCGCGACACGGAGGCCATACCCGTGGCCGCCATCGATGCTGCCATTGCCGAGGCCAAAAGCTACTTGCATGACTTCGACACGGCTGCCATTTTCTCGGCTGAGGGTGAGGCGCGCAATGCGCTGTTGCTGCTATTTGTCAAAGACATTGCCGTGTGGCACTTTGTGAACCTCGGGAATGCCTGTATCGATATGGAACTACGCGAAAAGCGTTACGACAGCGCTATCGCGTGGCTGCGGCTTGTGCAAAAGGGCGATCTCTCGCCAGACCTACCCCCACGCACCGCTGAGCCCGGCAATGAGTCGCCGATCGGAAAGATCCACTTTGGCAGCAATCCCAAACGCGGCCAGCATTATTAAGCTGTTGAGTTGTTTAGGCCTTTGGCCTGTTTAGGTGTTGGGGCAGATAAACGACTCAACAAATAAACAGGGGCGAAGCCCTCAACAATTCAACACTGATTAAACACCGATTAAACGCCATTTAATGAGCAATAAAACGAAGCATAAACAGGCCGCCGCTGGCCCCATCTCTACGCAGATCATCGTGCAGCCCGTGGTACGCACCGTCCACGATGTGGCCGCGTGGCGTTCCGCACTGCGTATGGCCGACAACGGTAACCGTACAAAGCTCTACGACCTCTATAGCGACATCCTGCTGGATGGTGTGCTCGCCGACGCCATTGATAAACGTATCGACGCCGTCAAAGACGCCGATCTGTCGTTTACGATCGACAACAAAGACGTGGATGTAATGTATGATCTGATGGATACGGTCGAGTTCGAGGAACTAATCGGCGAGATTATGATGGCCAAATTCTGGGGTATCTCCGTCGATGAGTTCGATTTTGACGAGGATCGAACCTTCCGCTTTACGTCTATCAATCGGAAGCACATCCGCCCGAAGTTGAAAGAGATCGTAAGGCAGCAGACGGATGATCGCGGCATCTCCTACGCCGGTGATGATCGGGTCATTCAGTGGGGCAAAGACGACGATCTCGGGCTACTGCTGAAGGTCTCGCCATTGGTCATCTACAAACGCGGCGGATTTGGCGACTGGGCGCAGTTTGTCGAGCTGTTCGGCATGCCCCTTCGCATCGGCAAATACAGTGCAATGGATGAAGCCAGCCGCCGCGAATTGATCCGTGCCTTCGAGACGGCCGGATCGGCGCCTTATCTCGTTATCCCCAAAGAGACGGAGGCCACGCAGGAAGCCAACGCTGCGTCTGGCAACGGGCTTCTATATAAAGAGTTCCGGCAGGCTTGCACGGAGGAAATCCTGATCACCATTTTGGGGCAGACGATGACCACCGTAGACGGCAGTTCGCTGGCGCAGGGACAGGTGCACATGGCTGTTCAAGAAAAGAAGCACCGTGCCGATAGGCGGTTCGTGGAGCGCATGCTCAATCGCTATTTCGTGCCCATGCTCATCCGCCGCGGCTATCCGATCACCGGCGGAAAGTTCCGCTACATGGATGCCAAACGCGAGCTCGAGGTGCCCGAGATCATCCAACTCTCGGACATCCTACCCATCCCGCAGAGCTACCTGCATGAAAAGTACAACATTCCTCTACCTGAGCCCGGTGAGCCTATCGCCCGCCGACAGGCGCAGCCGCTGTTTGGGGTGCCTGATGGGTCGCAAGAGGATGATGAAACGGGCGAGGGAGACGCGCCCGACGAAGGCAAGGCAGATGCCCCAGAGCCTGACAAAAAGGCAGCGGAGCAAGATGCGCCGACAAGTAGCAAAGTGAAACATGCGGATCGCGACCGCGGCAACTTCTTTACCCGGTTGTTCGATTTTTTCGTCCCCGCCCGGTCATACGGCCGGGCGACATCCGACATCCTCACACTCTCGGAAGCCACGCTTGCGGATGCCCTGATCCGACAGACGATTGAGACAAAGGGCCGCGCTTATTTCAGCGCCGACCTGTTTGCCTACACCCACACGGAGCTCATCCGCGGACTGCGAAAGGGCTATCGCCGCGCGGACGTCCGTCTGGCTGATAGTGGCTTTGTCTACAATGCCAACGATGATGCTTACATCACCGCCTTGGAGCAAAATCTGTTTCATTTCTCAGCCGCCAAAACACTGGCTGAGGTAAGTGAGTTGAACCGTCTGTTCCGCGAGAGCAAGGGCTACAGCGATTTCAGAAAGAAGGCCAGAGCGCTGCTGAAGGTGTACAATGAGCAATGGCTGCGCACGGAGTACAATACGGCCATATCCGTGGCCGAATCGGCAAGCACCTACCGGCGCCTTATGGCGCAAACGAACGTGTTCCCCTTTTGGGAATACCGTACCGTGGGAGATAACCGTGTAAGGCAGGAGCACCAAGTCTTAGAGGGGCTAATCCTGCCGGTCAATGATCCGCGCTGGCAAAAGATTATGCCACCCAACGGGTGGAACTGCCGTTGCTACATTACCCCCAGAATGAGGCATGAGGCGGTCGAATTAGATATAGAGGGCATGCGTGCGCAATGCGACGAATACCTTGAATCGCCCGAATGGAAACGGTGCGAGACACAGGGATTCGGCATCAATCGGGCTAATGAGGCCGCGGTGTTCACGGAGAATCAGATGTATATCCGCAACTTTACGGATATGCCCAGTAAGACGATCGAGCAGATCACCCCAGACGAATGGGGCGTTGAGGAATCGATCGACGTGCTAAAAGAGGAAGCAAAAAAAGAGGTACCCAAATACAAGGGATCACCGGAAGAATGGTTTGATGCGAATAAAGTCATTGAGGCCGGCATGGAACTATTGAAGGTGAAAGACTATGTCGGCCGTGTGTGGCAGATGACAAAGAAGGCGTTTACTGCACACTCTACAGATATAGTAAAGAAACGGGCTTTCCGCACTGAGTTTTTGAATACCATCCGGGAAGTAGCTGATGCGCCTGATGAAGTGTGGCTTGGTCGAGATCGAAAAGATAGGAACACCCATGTGAGGGCAGTCAACAATTACATAATGATCAAATACTACAAAGATGAGGCGATCGCCGTGATTGGAAAAGTTGAACGAGCGAAGCTGATGCTAAAATCGTGGTATGTACTAAGGGATAAGAATGTGCGTCGCGGGTTGCTGATTAAGAAAGCCCCGAAAACAAAATAAGCCGGATGGACTCCGGCTTATTGGGGGATTGATTTGCATCTCACGCTGTAGCTGTTACAGTCGGCTGGAGTCCCCATACATCCCCGAGGTGTTGGCCATCAGCCTTAACCGTGGCTGCAAACTTCGATGCAAATATACAACGAAACAGGGAACAGAATATGGATATAGATGAGTTCAAGAATTATTTGAAGGCGTTACCGGAAAAGATTTTGAGCACTGCGCCTGCCATTGTTTCAGAGACAGCCGTAGAGTATTACAAAGAGCGCTTTGCGGTGAAAGGGTTCGATGGATCTCCGTGGATACCAGGCAGACCGAAAAAGAGCGGCTCCCTATTGGTGCAAAGCGGTAATCTGATGAATAGTATCCGTCCCGCCTACGTGGGGCCGGATAAGGTCGTCATCTCAGCAGGTAATGCCCAAGTACCCTACGCACAAGTGCACAATGAGGGGTTCGAGGGGGATGTGGCTATACAGTCCTACGTGCGCAGCACGAAGGGCAAAGCGAATAAGAAAAAGGCGGATGCCGGCGACGCCCCGGGCACGGTAAAGGCGCACACGCGTCACATGAATATCCCCAAGCGGCAATTCATGGGCTATTCTCGAGACATGGCCGACCGCATCAAAAAGCGTCTCGATGAGGCCATCGATGGCATACTGTAATCAAATAGAATAGAGGCAATGAATAAGGAACTGTTTATCGCTTTATGCGACCGAATCGGGCAGTGTGTGCCCGAGATTCGTTTTATAGACTTCGACCGCGGGCAGCTGAGCGCATCCAGCGAACGCCCGCCCGTGGAATGGCCTTGCTGTCTGCTGAGCATCGACTACACGAATTGCCGTGACCTTGCCGTGGAAGTGAATACGCAATTGGTAATGGCTGACATCACCCTACGCGTGGCCTTTCCACCGGCTGGCGAAACGCACAATCACGCCCCTGAAAAGGTGCGCGACATGGCCCTGCAAATGCTCGACACGGTGGAAAAGCTACACGATGCCCTCCAAGGTGAGACGCTGGGCGATACGGTTTCCGCCCTCAGCCGCAGCCGTGCCACAATGCAGACACGCAGCAATAAGATTGTCGTATTCAATCTGATCTACTCGACGACCTTCCAAGAAGTAAAGTAGACGATCAAAAGGGGCGAAAATGCCCCCTTTCGAGGTGTGAAAGGGATACAAAAAACGGGGCGCGAAAAACACGCCCCGTTTTTGTACTTTTTGATTGGAAACCTTGTACTTTTTGATTGGCGGATTATATATCTGTCCTTTCTCACTTTACAACGACAGGGGCAGCTCAACTTTGCAAAGATGGATCGCCCCGATTGTCTGATCCTCAACTCTGTTTCCCATCTCACCAAGGCGCTCCCGCTTTTGGCTAGCTACGCCGATATCCAATGCTATCTCGATAATGACCGTGCGGGTACGGATGCCTTGCAACAGCTCAAGCAGACGCTTGGTCGGCGAATTAGCGACGTATCGCAGATCTACAGTGGATGCAAGGATCTGAATGACTATTTGATCAATCGCAATGCAGAGGTCGCACAAAAATCTCGCGTGCAGGATCGGCCGATAAGGCCACGAAGGATCTGACGATAAGTAGTTGCGGAATGCTTGCGGGACTTGCGACAAGCAATCGAAGTGTTCGACGAGCTATTGCAAGCCTGCGACAGGCTGTCGAAGTGTTCGACGAGCTGTTGCAAACCTGCGACAGGCTGTCGAAGTGTTCGACGAGCTGTTGCAAACCTGCGACAAGCCGTCGAAGTGTTCGACGGGCTGTTGCAAACCTGCGACAAGCTGTCGAAGTGTTCGACGGGCTGTTGCAAACCTGCGACAAGCCGTCGAAGTGTTCGACGGAGCATTGCAAGGATGCGATACACACTGACAAAAAGACCTCGACACGAATCGGAACACGAAACAGAGAAGCACCGCGGCAAAGGCGGACATTTTCCGAAGGGAGGAAAAGGCCGTAACTTATTAGGGGATTTTCTTCACGCTACACTTCGTGTCCGCTAAAAATCGCCCAATAAGCCAGAGAGGGTTGTCCCTCTGGACTCCCCGCCTCCCCCGTTACCTCAAAGATTATCATGAAAGAATAAGCCCCCAAGATCATGGGTTACGTAGTTTTTCACATGGAAAAAGCACGCGGCTCGGACAGCGCCATGACCGCACACATCGAGCGGACGTCGCATCCGAAGAATGCTGACGAAAGTCGCACGCACCTCAATCGGACACTCATCGAATACCCCGAGGGAGTGAAAGATCGCACGGCCGCCATCCAACATCGCTTGGAGCATGCCGGACTGAAACGAAAAATCGGCAGCAATCAGGTGCGGGCCATCCGTATCAACCTCTCAGGATCGCCCGAGGATATGGCACGCATCGAAGCTGCAGGACAACTCGACGCTTGGTGCACCGACAGCCTCCAATACCTCTTCAACACCTTCGGGCGGGAAAACATCGTCTCGGCTCACCTGCACATGGATGAGAAAACACCACATATCCACGCCACCCTCGTCCCCATTGTCCGGGAGGCACGTACATGCCGAAAAAAAGAGGATCAAGTCAAGAGGCATTATCGCAGGAAATCGGCCGACACACCCCGCTTATGTGCCGACGACATCATGACCCGTGGGAAACTCAAATCCTACCAAGACGGATACGCCAAAGCCATGAGCCACCACGGGCTACAGCGGGGCATCGACGGCTCGGAGGCGCGGCACATCTCCACCCAGCAATACTATCGCGACCTAAAGAAGCAAAGTTGCGAGTTGCAATCAGACATTGATCGCCTGCAAGCCGACAAGGCCGTCGCAGACGAAGCGCTCCGACAGATACAACGAGAAGTCCGCGTCGAACGCCTGAAGGATTCGGCTGCGGCCGCTGCAACTCAGATCACAGATAGCATCGGTTCACTCTTCGGCGGCGGCAAGGTCAAAGCTCTCGAGAAGGAGAACGAGGCATTGAAAAAGCAGATTGAATCCCTCGAAAGTCAGGCCAAACAGCGAGAGCAGCACATTCGTCAGATGGAAGAAGCGCATCGGACAGAGCGTTCGCGACTGGTTGAATACATCGAAAAGGTTAAGCGCTACTTCCCTCAGGTGGAGAAGTTGCTGCCGCTCGTTGATTTCTGTCGGAAGACAATGCACTTCTCCGAAGAGCTCTGTCGGAAACTGTGCGGGCTGAAACCGATCAAAGTGTCCGGAATGCTCTATTCCGATGAATTCGACCGCAAGTTCCCGGCAGAGAACACATCCGTCGCCTTCGGCCATGAAAAGGAAACCGACGAACACTTCACGCTGCTTCTTGACGGCGTGGATTTCGTCCGATGGTTCAGGCAACGCATGGATCGGTTGCGTGAAGATATGGGCCTCCCTCGCAAGCAAAGCCGCGGTGTGAGGCGGTGA